AATGTTAAAAGCTGTAACATCAGGCTCTGTAAAATTATCTCATTCGGGAAGCACCAAATTAGAAACATCGGCGACCGGAGTTTCTATTTCCGGAACTGTATCAGCAACTACAGGTTCTTTTACAAATTTATCAGGTAACGGTTCTAGTATAACAAGTTTAAATGCATCTAACTTATCATCAGGAACTGTGCCTGCAGCAAGATTACCCTCAACAGGTAAACTTTTAAAAGTACAAACATTAGTAAGTGGTAGTAACTATGATACTACTTCAGTTATTGCTTTTGATGCTTCAACTCCTACTTCGAGTGAAGGGATTGAAGTAATGTCTCAAAGTTATACACCGGTAGCAAGTAACAGTAAATTGTTACATATTCTATCTAGTGCAGTCACAAACGCTTCACAAGGTGCAACTGTTATATGGTCTATTTTTAATGGTAGTTCAAACATCGGTGCTTTTGCAAACACAACAGGTACATCTGCTATTTGGAATCAGTTTACATGTCAAGCGGTAGAAGATAGTTCAAGTAATACTTCAGCTAGAACATATTCTGTGAGATTTGGTGTCAATTCAAGTAGAGGTCACTGGTTACAAACAAATACCTACAATTATTATTTAAACGCAAAAGCCGTTTATACTATTATGGAGATTGCGCCATGAGTGTTAGTATTCTTGATGCAATATTAGCGATAAATCCGGATGCACAAGTGTCTATTAAAAATGATGAGGAGAATCATATTTATGATGAGATTACATGGCATGACGGAACCACACCAATATCAGATATAGATATAGCTGCTAAAAAAGCACAGTTGCAAATTGAATACGAAAACAATAAATACAAAAGAGATAGAGCAGCTGCATATCCAAGTATAGAAGATCAACTAGATGATATTTATCACAATGGTATAGATGGCTGGAAAGCAACTATAAAAGCTATAAAAGATAAATATCCAAAGGAGTAAAATATGGCATTAGTTAAAGCAGCCTTCGCTCCAGGAATAGATAAACAAACAACAACCTATGGTGCTGAAGGCAAATGGGTTGATTCTAAAAATGTTAGGTTTAGAACAGGACTACCAGAAAAGATTGGTGGTTGGTCAAAAGTTGTGCCAACTAAAAAAATTGCAGGTGTTGCAAGAGCAAGTACGGCTTGGGTGTCTTTAACAGGTGTTAGACATTTGGCTCTTGGAACAGATAGAAAATTATACATATATACAGAGGGCCAGTTTTATGACGTCACACCTATTAGATTAGAAGCAGCGTTAACCGGTCCTTTTGCAATGACTAGTGGATCACCGACAGTGACTGTTACACACAATTCACATGGAGCAGGGGTCGGGGATTTTGTAACTTTTGATTCTTTTTCTACTGCCCAAGGATTGGACATGAATAATGAGTTTGAGGTTACAGAAGTTGTAGACGGCAACAGTTATAAGATTACGCATACAAGTAATGCATCTGGCACAGCTAGTTCTCAAGGTGGCACAGGTAATGCAAAATATCAAATAACTGTAGGTACAGATAGATCAGCATTTGGTTTTGGTTGGGGTACAGGTGCATGGAACCAGCCTCGTCAAAACATTGGTGGTGGTTCTGGTTGGAACAGACCAGGTCTTACAACAACCATTGCACTAGAAGCAACTTACTGGCAGTTTGATACGTTTGGTGAAGATTTACTAGCTATTAGAAATGATGATGCATTGTATCGTTGGGACTTGTCTGCTGGAACGGGGACCAGGGCTCAGAAAATATCACAGGCTCCTGGCAAAAACAGAGTGCTATTAGTATCATCACCGGATAGACATATTTTTTTAATGGGAACAGAAACAACTATTGGGACACCAGGATCACAAGATGATTTATTTTTACGTTTTTCTTCACAAGAAGATTTTCAAACATGGGCACCTTTGAGCACTAATACTGCTGGATCATTTAGAATACAGGATGGGTCTAAAATTGTTGCAGCAAAAAGATCTAGGGGTTCTATTCTTGTGTGGACAGATACAGCACTACACTCACTTAATAATATTGGTCCACCTTTTATATTTGGTCTAAACCAAATCGGATCTAACTGTGGCGCTATATCGGCAAATTCTGTTGCTGATGTAAACGGCGTTACATACTGGATGAGTCAAACGGCGTTCTATCAGTTTGACGGTGCAATTAAAAAATTAGATTGTACTGTGCAAGATTTTGTATTCGATGATATTAATGCAACTGCTTCGGGTCAAATATCTATTGCGGTGAATACAGACTTTAACGAAGTAACATGGTTCTATGCATCAGAGAGTTCTAATTTTTTAAATAAAAGTGTTACGTACAATTATTTAGAAAATGTTTGGTATACAAACGATGGGTTTATTAGAACTTCTTGGGTAGATAGAGGGGTGTATTCTAAACCATATGCAACTTTTTATGATCCAAACTCTTTACCAAACAACAACAC